AAATAAAAACAATTATTCCTGTTGCATTAGATTTATCAGCAGCTACCGGTATTTCATTAGAATCTGCTGTTAGAAATACATCTAAAACATTCTCTGGTTTAGCTGGTGAACTTGGTGAACTTGTACCACAACTTAGAGAACTTACACAAGAAGAAATGAAGGCTGGAAAAGCTGTTGAAGTTCTAGGTGATTTATTTGAAGGACAAGCAGCAAAACAATCAGAAACATTAGCTGGTTCATTAACTCAAATGTCAAACGCTGTTGGCGATGCTGGTGAAGCAATAGGTTCTTTATTATCTCCGGTAGTTATTTCAACAGCAAATGCAATTAAAACACTTGCTGAAGGTGTTGGAAGCGTTATAGAAAGATTCCAAGACTTTGGAAAAGAAGTTGATGGTGTTCTTATAGATGAAAAAACAACAGAAATTGAAAAATTTAGAGAATCTATTAAAGGGTTATCTGAAGAACAATTAGCTGATTTTATTAAAAAATTTCATAATGCAAATACTGTTATGACTTTAACTAAAGAACAAAGTGAAACACTTATTGAAAAAAATAAAATTTTAGCAGAAACATATACTAAAATAGTTGAAGCTCAACAAGCTCAAAAAGAAAAGATTGAAGAGTTAGGTGGTACAATAGAAACTACTAATGAAATAAGAAGAACTGATCTTGATATGGATTTAAAAAAGGTTCAAAACTTTAAAATTATCAAAAAAGATATGAGAGATCAAATTAACTTATCTCAAAACTTAGCTAGTGCTTTGCAGACTGCATTTGATCCAGATTTAGGTGCTGGTGAAGCTTTTAAAGGTTTTATTTTACAAGTTATGTCTAGTATGCAAGGAGTAATTTTAGCATCAAAAGCCATGAGTGAAGCTCTTGCATTTGCATTTGTTCCCGGTGTAGGTGTTGCTGGATCGGTTGCTGCTCTTCTTGCTTTAGAAGCTGCAAAAGCTGGAGTAAGGAATGTTAAGTTTGCTGAAACAGGATTTGACGGAGTGGTTAATTCGCCTACTATGTTTATAACAGGAGAATCTGGTGCTGAAAGAGTACAAGTAACACCATTGCAAGGCCCTAATATCAATGGCCCTCAAGGTGGTGGAGGAATTACTGTTAATATTCAAGGTGGAATTGTAGATCAAAGTTTTGTATCAAACGAGTTAATTCCAGCTATAAATAAAGCAACATCTTTAGGAACTAAATTAAATGCTTAGTTTTGATTCTGCATTATCTAATTCATTAAAATCAAAAAACACTACAGCCTTCTGGGTTTTAAAATTATATTATAATGATGAATCTGCTTTCATTGGTGTTTCCGATATAGATCGAAAAGATGGTACAGATATGTATCATGGATTAGTTTCTTCTTTTGGATCATATTCTCAATCATTAGACTTTTTTAATTTTACTACTTCAACCGGGAATATGTCTATCCGATTAATCAATACTGATAGAGTAATAAATGGAGGTCGATTTTCTGATCTTTTTTCTTCTAATAACTTTGCCAATAGAAAATGGGAATTATTTTTAAATACTAGCTCAACCTCAACATTAGATACATCTGCAAGAATGATAGGTACAGGAGTTATTTCTGGGGATATAAAATACGATTATAATTCTCTTACATTTACTTTATTAGATAAAGGTAGTTCATTTCATAAACAAGTTCCAACTGCAACAGTTACCACTTCAACTTATTCAGATGCTCCAGAAAAAAATATTGGAAAGCCTGTTCCAATGTCTTATGGAGATTTTGATAGAACAACATCGGATGCTAATTATAATCAATTTTTAACAAAAGGAAAGTTTCCGGCAATCATTACAAATAGATGTAATGCGAGTGGTCAAGTTGAAGCCTTACCAGATACAGATCAAGGTTCTGCTGTTAAGCTAGGACAGTTAAGAAATACAAATGTTTACATGGAAGTTAATGGTGAGTTTTTAGCAGCTTTAGATTCAAATGTAAGTGTTACAGCAAATCCATCTAGCACCTCACATAATATTTTAAAAGTAAGTGGTGTTAGATATTTTCATAAAATTCAACTAGTAGATTCTTTTACTTCTTCAGAAGGTTTTAATGGTACTGCAAATATCGTTGATGATGACATCACAACGAGTCAAGTATTTTCTAGTGGTTTTAAATTAGAGGGAACAGGAACTCATAATTTTGATCTTACTTTTAATGTTCCAAAAATTCCAAAACTAGGTGAGCTATACGATAATGATGATATAATTCTTGTTTTTAGGACTTCTGGAGTTTCGTCGGGCGGTGTTGGAATAGAAACAAAATTAATTTCTGGAACAACATTATCACCGGCAATCACTACTGATGGAATACATACAGCAAATTTATCGAGTAAATATTCAGATGATGAATTAAGTTCTGTTTCATTGGATTCTAGTACAGTAACAATAAGAAATATTGTTGATACTGCACAAGGAGACAATAATTTATCATATAACTTACTAGATATGTTTTTAAAAATTGAATATAGACCAAGCCAAATCTTTACTAAAACGATTCAAGAAGAATTTGAAACTTCTGTTGTTAGTTATGCCCTAGATCAATATAATCAACAGGATGATGGTATAGTTGATACAATAAAAAGAACTAGAACAAAAACTTTAAGCACTCCATCGGTAACAGATTATTTATATTTTTCTGGTACAGGAAGAGAATTTGGATCATGGATAGATTCAGACTCTAGGAATAATGGATATAATGAAGGAGACTTAATTGAAAATCCTGTTTATATCATTGAGGATATTTTAAGAACAGAGCTAGGTTTATCATCAACTAATATTGACTTCGCATCTTTTGATGAAGCTGGTAATACAACAGATGGGCATATCAAAGAATCTTTTAATGATGCAATAGCAGATATAAAATTTGCCTTTTCTCAATTTAAATTTATCAATTCACTTGATCTTATCTATAGAATATGTAAACAATCATTTACTTTTGTTTTTCTTGGTGGAGATGGTAGATTTAAAATAAAAACATTATTAAGACCCGGAGATACATTTACAGCAGATAAAACAATAGATTTTAATGCTATTAATTTAAAGTCAATATCAAGAACTCCACTTAACTCAACAAGAAATGATATTACGATAGAATATGATTACGATTATGCAAACGATCAGATACTAGATTCTGTTAATGCTACTGATTCAACTTCTGCTGGTAACTCTGTAAATGGTGTTAATCAATCCTTAAAATTAAAATTAGAAGCAGAAGGAATCTTAGATGATACAACTGCAACACAGTTAGCAGATGGATACAAAGAGATCTTTAAAGATAGAAAAATAATGATTGATTTTAATATCATTACACCAGAACATAATGATCTTGAGATTTCTGATTATATCACTTTTTCAAATTGGGATACAAATTTAAAATTATATGGAACAGCATTTAGTTCTGATTTTTTTATGATTACAAAGATCAGTAAAAATATTGATGGCTGTTCAATTCAAGCAATAAAGGTAGATGCATAAATGGCTAATGTAAATATAAGAAAACCTAGATTCTATTGTGATTCAATATCTTATAGAAGATCAAGAGGAGTTGCAGTCAATGATACTTTCGATGTTATGGCTGAAAATAGTGTCTCTAATTTAGTTGGTATTAAATCTGGTGGGGGTGTTGAAGCTGATCTCTTTGATATGCGACCTAGTAACCTAGTAACATTTAACACAAAAGCATCCGGTACAACAAGAGCAGATCATGTAATAATTACCCTAGATTTAATGGGAACTAATACAAATGTATGCAATTTTATAGCGATACTAAATCATAATGCTGTTTCAGCAAATGCTAAATTTAGAATTGCTAGTACAGATACAGAATCAGAAATACAAAGTGCAAATATGTTAAGTGCTAATGCAATTCAATCTACTGAAATTTTAAATGGAACTGTTTCGGGGAGTTCACCTTACACTATTGCACCAAGTTTAGATGGAAGTACAATTGTAACATTTCCCGAAACAAATGATAGGTTTATAGGTATTCAAATAGAAGGAAAAACAACATTTTCTAGTTCTAATGATTTCACAACGGGCTGTGTTATAGCTGGGGAGTTTTATGATATGCCTCACTCTCCAGATATGGATGTAAAAAGATCTATTTCTTTTGATGGTGTAAAGGTACAAGAATCAATCGGTGGACAAAGATTTTCAAATATGATAAACCAAGGTAAATCAGCAGCAGAACAAAATAAATCTCCTTTTGTTACAACAACATCACCTCAGCAAGTTTTTGGCGGTAGAATGTCCTATGATATGAATTTTAGTTTTTTAAAGTCTACTGATGTAATGCCTAATGATTACAGTACTCATAATCCAACAGATGATTCTACAATAGAGGATGTTTGGAATAAAGTAAATGGAAACCATATTCCTTTTATATTTACAGCAGATGGAACTTCAACCTCTGAATCAGATTATTTATTTGCTAGATTTGGACAAAACTCTCTAGATATGCAACAAGTTGCATTAGATACATTTAATATCTCTATGAGAATAGAAGAAGAATTTTAATAAATTTTATCCTGTCTATCGTAAGCCTCTGAATATTTTTTTTGTTTGGAGGCTTTTTTCTTTTGTACTTTCATTATTTTATATTATATTGATTGCGATGAGACAATTAAATAATAAACAATTTGATACAAAAGAGGGAGCATCAGCTAGTCATAGCGAATTGTCTCATCCTCAATTAGCTCCCTCTGTATCACAAAAGGATGAGAATATGACTTACAATCAAGCAAAGAAAACAAATAATATAGTTGATTATGTTTTCAACTTAGCAAAAACTGATAAAAAAATGACAGCTAAAGAAACTGCTACTTTTCACTTATTTAATCCAAATGGTAATTACAGACTTTGTAAGGATTGGGGATTTGAGGCAGCTAGTAAAGGCAGTTTTCCTATGGGATTATTTGCTGGTCAATGGCATTATGAAAAACTTTTAAAACTTACAGATATGAAAAAGCCAAGATGGTGGTTTGTAAATTATCATGTAAATGCTTTATATGAAGATGCTGTTCAATGGGCAGAAATGGTAAAAGATGTTGAAAACAGAACTGATGAAGAAAAAGAATATGCTAAATCCTTTATAAAAGGAGGTAAGTAATGACTCAAGAACAAAAAGATTTACTTGTTGAGCTTTTACTAATAGAGAGAAGAAGGCTTTGGAATCTAAAGTTTTCTTATCGTGATAATGAGGTAGAGGAAAAGAAAATCACTAAAGAAATGGAACTTTGTACAAAAACTTTAAAAACATTTATGAGGGGGTAAGTAATGCAATCATTAAAACTTCAAGCATCACAAGTAAAAGTAGGAATGATATTTAAAAATTACTTTGGTTGGGGTAAGATAACTAAGATTGAAAAAAGAAAAAGAAAAAATGGCAAAGTTTGTTTTGATTTTTATTATCAAAATCCTCCAATGATGTCTATTTACGGAATGGCGAAATCTCGCCCTAATATGACAACTAAAGGCGAAAACACAATGGTTTATATAAAAGGAGGGAAGTAATGCAATCAACAGAAATAAGAACCTTGGTAGCCGGTAAAAGGCTACCTTGGGAATCATCAGAGTTAATAGCTCTTAAAATAATAAAGAACCGATTATATTCTTTTTATTCTTTAACTGAAGGCAATCTTGATAACATGGATAAAACTTCCATAATCGGGCAAATAAAGGCCTTATCAAATAACCTAGAGGATTTAATTAGATATGTTGATAGTAATATTAATAAGCTAATTGAAAGAGATGCAAAAGGAAATAAAGTTTGTAAGTTTTGTGAATCCAAAAGAGTTACTGTTTGTGAGCCTTGCATGGATGATTGGGCAAAAGAATTAGATCAAAAGATGGCTAGGGATGCTCTTGGATTTGATGAAACTATGAAGAACTTAAATAATTTAAGGATTGATAAATGATACAATATACAGTAAGTAAAGAGGAACATAAGTTAATCTTGGAGATGATTGAGGTCTTTAGTAAAATCTGTGCAGATGAACAAAAAAAAGAAAGATCACTTGAAATATTAAAGGACTTATCAGATGTTAAAAAACAGATTGCCATCAGAGAAGATAATGAACCCGGAATCTGTGACTGAATCTTCTGGGTTTTTTTATGTTCCTCATGATATGCGGTATCATGCTGAAATACAATATGAGGGAGAAATAGCGATGAGATATGTTTGTGCTGCTGGTGAAACCTTAGATGAATTAGCACAAGACATCACCACCGAACTCCGCAAAGCTCGACATCGCCTCCCTCAGATTGTTCACGTTGAGGACTTGGAAACCGGAGAACTAATTACCAAAGATTTTATTCAAGACTATAATAAAGGAGTGTACAATGGATAAATTAGAACTGTGGATGTTTACTTTTCTAGATTGGCTAGAAGATATAGCTCCATATATGATAACAGCGTGTTTATCAATAATTTTTTATCAACTAATAACGAGAGGAGTGTAATTTGAATCCTAAATTAGAAATCCCGGTAGGTGGATCAGCAGATATAACATTGCAGTTTGATCAGCCAAAGATCGGAGAAGGCCCTAATGGCCCTTATTATCTTTATGGTGTTGAGGTCATGGGAGAGAAAAAAAGCTACTTTGCTAGTGATTTTGCTCATGAGGCATTGCAACATTATGGGAAAGGTGATGTTGTAAGAGTAGAGCATAAATCTAAAGGAGATGGAAAAACTGTTTATGTTGTTTCCCCGGTATCTGGATCACCAAAACAGAAACCAACTCAAGATGATTCTGTTAGAGGTAAGGTAAGACATGGCTTTGCTGTTGAAGCATACAGACAGGGTAAGGCTTTAAGTACAGAAACAATAAAAGAAGTTAATGAATGGGTTAGGTTTGTCATGCTTGGAGAAGAGGAACCTCCTTTTTAATGACAAAAGCACAGAAAACTAAACTAAATAAATTAGTTCGTGAGTATGTTCTCCTAAGGGATAAGGTGTGCTTGAGGTGTGGTAAAGAAAATAATCTCCATGCCTCGCACATCTACCCAAAAGGTAAATTTAGAAAGATGCAATTTAATACTGATAATGTTAAGGCTTTATGTTTAGGATGTCATCTTTATTGGTGGCATAAGCATCCGATAGAGGCTAAAGAATGGGCGGAAAAAGCATTAGGTGAAGAGAGACTTAATAGATTAAAAAAACAAGCTAACAACATAAGTAAAAATAAATTAGATTACAATCTTATTAAGGATGAGTTGGAAACAAAAATAAAAGATTTTAATAGTTGAAATGAATAGCGGCTATATTAAACTACATAGAAAAATCTTAGATAATCCCTTAGTGATGAAATCATCAGATCACTTTGCTCTCTGGATGTATTTGCTATTGAATGCGGCACATAAAAAATATGATACTTTGATTGGATCAGAAAGAGTAACATTGAATCCCGGTCAATTAGTAACAGGAAGAAAAAAGATTGCAAAAGATTTAAAAATAAATGAGAGTAAGGTTCAGAGGATTTTAAAACTTTTTGAAAACTGTCAGCAAATCGAACAACAAATGAACAACCTATGTCGAGTAATATCAATACTTAAATGGGATGATTATCAACAATCGAACATTCAACTGAACAACGAGCGAACACTTAACAAGAATACTAATAATATTAAGAATATATATATAGATCAATTTAATGAATTTTGGAATGTATACGATAAGAAGGTAAGTAAACCCAAAGCGATTACTGCATACAATAGAGCATTGAAGAAAGTAGATCACCAAACTATCATGGATGCTTTGAAGAAACAAAAGAAATTATGGGAAGGTAAAGATAAGGCATATATTAAACATCCTACCACTTGGCTAAATCAAGAATGTTGGGAGGATGAGATTGAACATATACAACCAGCCAAACAATTTATTAGGCCAAAGTTTCAGAAAACACCATCTGGATTATATAAGGCGTGGTGTATGAAATGCGGAAATAAATTACTCCCTAATGAATACCAAATAAAGGGAAGTTCGGAGTGTTGCGGTGTTGATATGTTAGCAGAAAAACCAATAATTAATGATACAAAAAAACAGGATGAAAAAATAATGGGAGCAATATTTAATTATGAGCAATAGTTTTGATTGGTTATTTAAAAATCAAGTTAAGGATCATAAGCATAAATTTAATTTTGATTCTAAGTTAGCAGATCAAAGAATAAAACATTGCGAAAGTTGCAACAAGTGTTGGGAATTTGATAGATTTACATCACGAAATCCACATAACCGAGCAAAAAACAAACTTTTTTATAATTATTATGAAGATTTCCCTGTATATGGAAAAGAAAAAGAGATTTGCCCAAAATGTAAGGAGTAATTAATGGAATGTCCAAAATGCGGAAGTGGTCATTTAAATAAAAAAGGCTATAATTATAGCCGAATAGATGGATTAAAAGTATCTAAAAGATATATCTGTATTAGTTGCGGAAAACAATTTAACATTTCCCTAAAAGAAGAAGTAAGAAATACTAAAGACCTACCTAGAATTTTACTATACGATATAGAAACTGCACCGATGGAAGTATTTGTATGGGGATTGTATAAACAGTATATCCCTCATAACAATATCATAAAGAATTGGTTTGTTATTAGTTGGTCGGCAAAATGGTTATATGATGATAAAATACTTTCAGCAGTAGTAACTCCCAAAGAAGCAAAAGAACGATCAGATAAGCGAATTATTAAGGAAATATGGCAGCTTTTAGATAAGGCTGATATTTGTATAGGGCATAATATAGATCGATTTGATGACAGGAAACTTAGAGCAAGGTTTATAGATAATAATCTTAAACCTCCTACACCTTATAAAACAGTTGACACTCTAAAGGTAGCCAGAAGAAACTTCGCATTCGTATCTTATAAACAAGATTATTTAACAAAGCATTTTGATCTTAATGAGAAGATTAACACCGGTGAGCTAGGTGGCTTTGAACTATGGAAAAGATGTATAGCTGGAGATAAAGAAGCCTTGGATCATATGTTGAAATACAACAAGCAAGATGTTCGGGGATTAGAGGATCTTTATCTTAAAGTTAGGCCATATATTAAAAATCATCCGAATCTAGGAGTTATGATGGATGAAGATGTTTGTCCTAATTGTGGATCAGATCACTTGGAAGAAGAGTATGATTCATTTTATTATACCACAGCAAACAAGTTTCAAGTTTATCGGTGCATGGCCTGTTTAAATCCAAGTATAAGACATAAGAAAAATTCAAACACTAAACAAAATAATTACAGGAGTGTACCATAAATTGCCCTATCAATCTTTTTATTTCAATTTAATCATTAATTAAACTTGTAAGCTAAACACATAGGCAAACAAGATAAGATGTTTTGATGGTATTAAAGAATGATTAATGTAAGTAAATACTTCTGGTTGGCCTTGGAAGTAGGTAGGGCAAAGATTTAATTAAGGGAGTAGCATGAACAAACAAATCATAAAAGAAATAGAAAAAAGATTAGAAAAAGGCAAAAGAGAATATGCGGATCAATTAGATCCAGATGATGGTAGGGATTGGATAAAAGAATCTGTTGAGGAGATGTTGGATTGCTGTGTGTACTTAGCAGCAGAATTATTAAGAATAAAAAATAAAAAGGAGCGTAAATCATGAAATTAGTTACAGAAACAAGTAAACAAGCATATAAACAAATAAATCAAGATGGAACTGCGACTACACAAAAGAAACATATTTTAAAAGTTGTACAGGAATACTATTTTAAAAATGGTGTTGGTATGTCATTAAGAGAAATATGTAAACTTACTAGTTATGAAATCAATGCGGTTAGTGGTCGAGTAAATGATCTTAAAAAACAAAAAAAATTAGATACTTGGTATAAGAAAAAATGTCCAATATCATACAAAACAATTAATGCTATCGAGCCTCATAGCGATATTATAACTAATATTTTAAGAGGTTGATTATGAGATATTATTGGGAAGCATTGTTTAGCGTAGAGTATTTTCCATATTGGGAATTCTCTATGTTTATGATCTTGGTTTTAAATTTAAGCATGTTATGGAGGATGCACAGAATTGAAAAAAAAATTGATACTTATGATAGAATGATGGGTTATTATGTTGAATTATTAACCGATATAAAAAATAAATTAAATAGAGGAATGTAATTATGATGATCTTAGATATATCAGAATATTTGTTAAATGGATTACTTTTTTTGATGGTTGTTCATTATGTTATGTTTTTAATTAATAGATACCTAAAACCATAGGATAAATATGCAGCCACATACCGAACCTTGTCCATTATGCGGAAAGAATAAGGATGAGTATGAACGACAAAGAGAACAAAGAGAAATAAAAAGAAAAGAGATGATTGCATTTATTGTTGGAAGGAGATCAGTAAGTTTATTTAGTAGAAGAGAGAACGATATTTTTGATGCTTTCTTTTACTTAGGAATAAAAGATTTTAAGCAGATAGCAGATAATTATGGCATCTCTGTTTCATCAGTAGAAACGTATTATGATAGAGCCATGGAAAAACTCTTGGATCTTGAATTTGAATTATAAAATTTTGTAGGGTAAATATATGTAGTAAAAACAATAACTTATAAAACAAAACAAACTCTATTTGTAGTGTAATCTTTGTAATTATAGAGGTTAGATTTTACCTCACTCGTTGAAAAAGATAGAACGTAAAGAGGGCGATAGACAGGAAAAAATCATTGTAGTCCGGGCTACTAAAAATATATGAAGATTGAACTAGAGCAATTAAAAAAACAAGGCATTAGCTTAAATGTGGAATTAGTAGGTCTTAAAAACCTCAAGATAAATCAATGTTGGAGGTTAGAGTTTGATGTACCTTCAACAGAACCAGACCTCCCCAAACTCATGGAAAAACTTAATAAACCTTTAGCAATGGGTCTAATAGATCATGAGTGATAAACAAACGGGTAACAGACGATCAAATGGCAAGTTTGCAAAAGGTAATACTCTAGGCAATAGATTTAAAAAAGGTCAATCTGGAAACCCAAATGGAAGGCATGGAGCATTAGCTGATATTATCAACAGAGTTTGGGATGAACAGGATGAATCTGGACTTACTCAAAAAGAGAAGATGGTTCGTAGAGTGTTAAGTATGGCTATGAATGGATCAATGAATGCAGTTACTTACTTATCAGATAGAGCAGAAGGTAAGGCTAAAGAAACAAAAGAAATATCACATAGAACCGAACCAATTAAAATACTAAGCATTGATTAATGGCAACACTATCAGCATCAGTAAAGAAAAGACTAACAGCATTAGCAAGGAAGAATAAAATAAGACCTACATCATTATTTAAAGTATATCGTAGAGGATTAGGTGCAGCAGTAGGTTCTGGAACAAGACCGGGACAAACACCATCAAGCTGGGCAAGTGCTAGAGTTAATTCATTTATTAAGATTGCAAAAGGTAGGAAAGGAATTAAACATGATCCAGACCTAGCAAGGATGGAAAGAAAAAGAAGAAGATGAAAATACGTAAGGTTGCAAAAGATAAAAGATTTAAGAGTGTACCAAAGAAATATCTCTCTGGCGTTAAAGGGGGCAAACGATCCCAGAGAGGTAGAGACTTGGCAAGAATGCAGAGGTTATATAAAGCCGGAAAGAAAGTCCCTAAAAGTTTGATGAAAAGAGTATTTGGTTAATTGGAACATAGATCAGAAAAGAAGAGAGATTGTCAAGCACCCAGCAAAAAGAAAAGTTCTGGTGGCTGGAAGAAGATTCGGGAAATCTCATCTTTCGTTAATATGGTTACTATCAAGAGAATTACAAGAGAATGAAAGGCGATGGATAGTGACCCCAAATTATCGCCAAGGTCGCAATACGACTTGGAAGCTAATGAGGCAAATGTTTAGAGAATATGATTGTAAGATTAATGAAACAGATTTATCGGTTAAAATGCCTAATGGTTCAGAGGTTGCAATTCGTGGAGCAGAGAATGAGAACTCATTGCGAGGCGTTGGTTTAACAATGGTAGTAATGGAAGAATATAGTTATATCAAACCTCATGTATGGGATGAAATAATCTATCCTACATTAACAACAACAGATGGAGATGCTTTCTTTATTGGCACACCTAATGGATATGATCACTTATATGATGCTTATCTTAGAGGCCAAAGCAATGATCCAGATTGGAAGTCATGGCAGTATACAACTGTAGATGGTGGTTATGTACCAGAAGAAGAGATTAAAAAAGCGAAGTCAATGATGGATGAAAGAGCTTTTAAAACAGAGTTCTTAGCATCATTTGAAACAACAGGAAACCGAGCAGCATATAACTTTGATCGTAATACTCATGTTAGGAAAGCAGAACAATTATCAAGCAGTTTATTCTGGGGAATGGATTTCAATGTTGATTATATGAGTGCAGTTTTAGGATGTGAGTATACAGATGGCACAATACATTACTTTGATGAGATAAGGCAAACTAATAGTAATACTGAAGAGATGGCCAAAGAGATGAGAAAGATAGCTCCTAATGTTCCTGTGTACCCGGATGCAGCCGGATCATCCAGATCAACAACTAGCAATTGCTCGGATCACATGATCCTAAAAGAGTTTTCTTTTCATATTGTATCAAAGAAGGCAAATCCTCCAATCATAGATAGATTGAATGCTTTGAATCGTATGTTGAAAGATGCCAATAATAGAATCAGAATGACAGTTGATCCGAAGTGTATTCATTTAATTAAAGATTTAGAACAAGTGCAACGATCAAGAGATGGAAAGATTGATAAGAGTAACATAGCATTAACTCATATGTTTGATGCCTGTTCTTATTACATCGCTTATAAATATCCAATCGTAAATCGTATGCCTGTAAGTGTAGAGTGGTAGATATGGAATTTCATGACAAATTAACAATCCCTAATCTTGGAAGAATGGCAGTAATGGATTCAGTTAGACAGGCTGAAGATATGGTGTTAAAAGATGAGTTTGCAAAGAAACAAACAGCTTTAGATTTTTATTATAATAGAAATATTGATTCTCATATTGATCCTTTCTTTCCCGGTCATACTCTTTCGCAGATTCCTGTAACCTTTTTACGAATCTTACCAAGGTTTGCAAGAGCTAGAATGATGCTTTATAAAGTACCTCCTAGAAGATTTATCAATGGGGAGATGGCTGATGAATATATGGAGTTTACATATCATCTAGATTCAACTCTAAGAACAGCAAGTGAATTAGCATGGACTTTAGGAATGATCCATGTAAGAAGTAAATGGAACGAAAGAAAGCAACGAATAGAATACGACATTCTCCCAAATGTAAAAGAATATTATTATGAAGGCGAAACAATACCTTTTGGATATTCTTATGAGATCGGCAAGGATGCACAAGGCAACAGACAATTCTATTTCTTTAGTGAAGAACGAGATGGAGAGCCGGGATTACATTTTATATTTACATCTGATGAAAAGATTAAAGCAGTAGAAGGTAATCCAGAGATGATTAACATCTATGGAGTAAATCCAATATCTCGAATTATGTTCCCTTACAATGCTTCCGATGTCGTACGATGTGCGGTGAATTGTTCAATAGCATTTACTGAAGTATTTTTGGCAATAAGGTATCAAACCGGATCGCCTGTTATGACCGGAATAGATACAGAGATACCTAATATAAAATTTGGAATAGATCGTTTGATCTCTCTGCCAAGCGATGCTTCTCTATCCTATATTGCTCCTCCTTCAAACATACCAGCGATGATTCAAGGGATAAAAGAGTATTTGACTATTACAGCTCAAAATCATTCCCTAAGTATAAACTTCGCACAAGGAACGACTCCTCCTTCTGGTATCGCATTGAAAATTATGAACCTAGAGAATGAAGAATCTAGAGAAGCTGATATTCCTTTATTCAAAGAGTTTGAAGAGATGAGGTATGAGATAGATCGCAAGATATTAGAAGTGCATACCGGGAGAGTATTTGATGAGTCTTATGCAGTAGACTTTGAAGAAAGCAAGATGCCTCTAGAATGGCCACAAGAGAAGGATCGCCTGCAATTCATGTTGGATAATGGACTTATGACTAAACGTGATCTTTACAAAATATTTAATCCAGACATTACATCAGAAGAATTAGAAAGTAAACTTGAAGAGATTGATGAGGAAAGATTAGTTGAAGAGGTAGCAGAACAACCTCAACAACCTCAAAGCATATTAGATGGATTGTTAGGTGAGTAGTTTCGTAGATAAATATTACGATGATCTAGCAGCAATCAAAACAGAATTGGTTGCAAAAGTAAATAGATTATTGCCTAGACTAGAATCATTAACAGATAGCCAACTTATTGAACTATCAAGATCATTAGACTTCTTTGAAGAAGCCAAGCGTTTGGGATATGATAAGATCGCAAAAGATTTTGAGAATGGTTTGAATAAAGAAGTAGCAGATACATTAAAAAAAGCTGGTACGTTTGGTGTTGAGGTTGGTGCTGTGAATCTTGAATCATTGCAGTTAATAATGGATTTAGAATTAGACTCTTTAGTATCTGAAAATAGGGAGCTGTCCAAGCAACTCAAGAAAGAAGTATTCAGAGGATTGTTGACAGGCGAATCAATTAATGAAATAGCAACAAGAGTTGAAACAGAGTTTTCTGGTAATGCGAGGATCGCTCAATCAAGAGTTGCAACAGGGGATGCGGTAAGTAAACTATTCAGAACTACAACACAAAAAGCTTTTGAAGGAGATGAAGAACAAAGATTTAAATATGTCGGGCCGAATGATACTAAAACCAGAAAGATTTGTAAGGATGTTTTAAATAATGATAAAAACAATAAAGGCTTTACATTTGCAGAGATAGAAGCATTTAAATCTGAAGATGGCAAAAAGGTAACATTTACCGAGGGTGGTAGTTATAATTGTAGACATGAGTTTGTACCGGTATGAAGTTAGATAGAGCATTAAATTTTACTCCTCAACTTTGGAATCAAGTAGGTCAGTTTGTTAGAGGTGCAATTAAACAGGATGCCTTAAATGGTATTATGCAAGATGATAAAAGGCCAAGATACAAGCAAACCAAATATAAAGCATATAAAAAGAATGATATGCGAAAGTTTGGAATCGGAGAAGAAAAAAAAGGAAAGGGAGATAGGTTAAAAGGATTTGAAGGGAGATCAATCAATACAGATACTTCAAAAGTAAATCTGCACCTTACCGGGGATATGTTTAAACAAGTACAAGTAAAACCTACCTCTAATTCAGCCAGAATTACCTTTTTACAAGGAGAAAAAGTTTTAGGCAATAAGAAGCATGGCTATAATGTTTTCGGTGTTAGAAACAAAAATAAAAAAAATGCTTTAAGATTTTTAGATAGACAAATAGAAAAGACTTTGAAAAAAGAAACAAGTAAGCCTATCAATTTAAAGATAGGGAAAAGATAACTCAACATGAGGTTAAAATGAACCAAGAAAGTCAAGTTCAAGACGTAAACGAACAAACTCCAGAGCAAGAGGTAAAAGAAGCTCCCGTCAATGAAGTGCCTTACAATCGCTTTAAGGAAGTAATAGACGATAAAAATACATTGAAAGCTGAACTCGATAGCTTGAAACATCAAGTTTTGAAGGATGCAGAAGATAGAAAATTAAAAGAGATGGAAGCAAAAGGCGAATATGAATCTGCTTTGAATATGGTTAGAGATGACCTTGGTAGAAAAGATTCACAAATTGCAGAGATGAAATCTCAATTAGAAGTTTATCAGTTACAGGAGCAGACCAAAAGAGAGATGCTTCTGGATAAGTTAAGCGATGATGACAAGGCTATATATGGCTCTTTGGATAATAATGCCTTAGAGGCTCATATACAGCGTTTAAATAAACAATCAGTTCCATCAGTAGGCAATGACCAACCAGCAGAAACCCAAGGCTATAAAAGTCTTTTAGATGCTGCGAGGGATTTTCAAAAAGGAAAGATTGATGAACCGATCTATAAAAGGATAAAAAATGCCTTCCGAGCCAACCAAGTATAAAAAGGCAACTGATTTATATGGATTCGATGATCCTACAAGTGGGAGAGTTACATCTGCCAACACTAGGGAAGGAATGAAGTATAAATTAGATGGTAAGGAAGTACCTTTTGAAGATGGCTTTTCTCTGTCAGTTGGTAGAGATAAAACACCTTCAAAGATCAGATCATCTTTTTCTCATATTAGCCAAGAACGATGGGATAAAATTTTTAATAGGAGTTAAAAATGGCAGTTAATGATACCGGGGATTTAGCCGGTTCGCTGGTAGAGGTGCTATCCGATGCGATGGTACACTTTTCAAAAGCAAATGTGTGTCTCCCTCTTGTAATGCAAGAGCAGAGAGATAGAGCAGATACAATCACTTTTCCGGTTTATAATCTAGGAAGTGCAACAGTAACTAGTTCAGATGTAGCAGCTCATAGTGAGCATGATTCAAATGAAATAAGTGCAACTGAATTAGATTCTGTAAAGAAAACAATTACTCTAGATATGTTTTCTATCAGAGTACCAATTCATGATGAAGCTGAATTATCAAATGCTAATGATGTTACAGGAATAGCTGGAGAGCTAGTTGGAAATAGCATGGCAGCAAAAGTTGACAGTTTGATTGTGGGAAATTTTGGAAATTTCTCAAACACTTCAAACGATACAAGTAATGGAATATCTGTTGATGACATATTTGCAGCATTAGGAACCTTACAGGCTGAATCAGCCCCGGCTCCCTATGCGATGGTTCATCATCCCAAAGCTGTGTTCGGAACTTTTGGTTTATCAAATGATCTAGTGACATCAAATCAGTTTGGTGGATCTCCAAGTTTACAGGATGATATGTTAAAAACAGGATTCTTAGGAACTTTGGCTGGGATCGATGTTTATACAACTCCAGAGATTGCAATTTCTTCTGATAATGCAATCGGTGCTGTATTCTCAAAGATGGCTATTGGTTTTGGTTACGCTGGTGAATTGATGAGAGTTGAAGTTGAAAGAAAAGCATCAGCTTTAAGAACCGATTATGTAGGTAGTATTTTCTGCGGTACAGCAGAATTAGCTGATACTTATGGTGTTGAATTAACTCATAAAGTTCAATAATAACCTTAAAAAAAGGCAATGGGGAGCTTTTTGCTCCCCTAGCCAATAGAAGATATGGCACTAAGTAATAATACAATATTAAAAGAATATTTTGCAGACCTAGCCGGGATTGATGCTTCCACAAGATCATTTAATGGATGCCTTAGAGCCGGTCTAGAGGCTGCTGGATATACAGGATCACTATCAACTGCTCTTAGAGCTTGGGCAAATGCAACAGCCGGTACTACAAATGCCTCTGTTAATTCAGCTTTGAAGTTAGCTTTTGCATCAGCAGTAGGGTCAACTCAATCATCTCTTGCTGGATTGGTTGGAGACTTTGCTGGAGAGAATGCTAATTGGGAAACAGCATCTCAAGCGTGGAATAGTGAAGCAAGAAAATGGAATCTAATAGATAACCCCTAGAAGTAGACTAGGAATTTATAATCATGGAAAGGATTAAGATATGGCAACATTAACAGGGCAAAGTATAGCAAGTAGCTATAAAGATTTATTACAAGTATCCAATTCAAATAGTGGTATAGATGCTACTGCAAGAATTGTATCAGATGGTGAAGGTACAGATTCAAATTTATATTTATCAACTACAAGAGTAGGGATTGGAATGTCTCCCAACTCCTCAACAGGTGGAATGTTAGATATACAAGCAACAGATCATTTAAAATTAAGATTTTTTAACTCAACAAATTTTAAAGCTGGTTTTGAGGTCGCTACATCTGCTGATGATATGATTTCTGGTTCTGTTGCAGACGATTTTGCCATTAGAAGTCAATCAGATATTCTTTTTTCTGCTGGTGGAAATGTTGAAAAAATGAGACTTACCTCAACAGGCTTGGGTATTGGTGGAACGCCTTCATATCCATTAGATATTAATTTAGGAAGTGGAACAGCACAAGCAAGAATAAACACAGGGGCAAATTCTAAAACATCTTTAATATTTAAAAACTCTATTCAAGAGTGGGAAATTGGTAACTCTGTTGGCGATAATAATAAGTTTACTATAAGAGATATTACAGATTCAAGAAATGTTTTTGTAATAGATGGAAGTGGAGATGCTACTTTTTCAAACAATGTTGGTATTGGAAGTCCAAATCCTGTAGCAAAACTTGTTGTGTCTGATGGTGGTAATGCTGGTATTGAACTTCAACCAGAAATATCTACAGACACTAATAGGATTACCAATTTTGACAGAACTGCAAGTGCTTATATGAATTTAAAATTAGAAGCTCTAACTCAACAGTTTCTTATATCTGGATCTGAAAAAATGAGACTTGATGCTTCTGGAAATTTTGGTATTGGAGAAAGTAGCAGTATTCCAAGTAGATTGAGCGTAGCTAATACAGGAACAGATATTGCAGTAGTAAAAGCAAGGTCTACAACTTCAAATGCTAGAGCCGCATATCAGATAGGTAATGATGCTGATAATTGGTATATGGGTATTGATGGTGGGAATAGCGACTCTTTCTTTATTGCGGATGTAGTTGATAGCTCAGATAGATTAGTCATAACGCAATCTGGCTCTATTGGTATCGGGACTTCAAGTCCTACTGATGCTGGTTTACATATTAATGGCTCTGGTAATTCTGGAAGGATGAAACTACAGCAAACTTTGGCATCTGACTTTTCATTAATCAGTTATGTAACACCATCAAGACAATGGAACGTAGGAGTAGGTGGAGCTTCAGTATCAAATGCTCAAAATCAAAATAGTTTTTTCTTTGAAGATGTAACAGGGAGTGTAACAGCTTTAAGACTTGATGAAAACTCCAGAATTTCATTAAGTAATAATGATGCTGGTGGAACAGGAGGAACAGATAGCACAAGTGGAAATACCATTTTTGGATATTTGGCTGGTAGCAGTATTCAAGATACTTCTATAGATAATACTTACATAGGACATAAATCTGGAGCAAGTACCACAACAGCAGATAATAATGTCGCAATCGGAGCAAGAGCATTATTTAGCACAACTGTTGCTGGTAATTCAGTTGCAGTTGGTGAGTTATCTGGATATAGTGTAACAGATCACGGAAACAATGTTTTTGTAGGTCAAACTGCTGGATTCCACCAAACAGGAGAATCAAACGTCTTTATAGGTAAAGATGCTGGTTTAGGTTCAAGTGGGGATTCTGGGGATGATAATGTTGTAATTGGTAAGAGTGCAAGTTTATCTGGAGCTTCATCTGCTAATCAAACTGTAATAGGTAAAGGTGCAACAGGACAAGCAGATAACTCAGTAACACTTGGTAA